CGATAAGTAATCTTACCACCATATTTCTTTTTAGCATCTGGATTTTTACGAAGTATTTCAAAATCTTCTCCAGTAATTTCACCATCATTATTTGCATCAAGTCTTTTTTGATTACCTGTAAGAGCTTTTTTATTTTGCTTTTCTACTTTTTCAGAAAATTTTTTATCAAGACCTACAGTTGTATCTGGACTATCTTTATTCATTAGCTTGCTCCCTGTGTTATAGTATTAGGACCGCCAGCAGGAGAGCCAGCAACAGCCATATCATCCTGTCTAGTACGCCTTGCTTGGTTACGTAAAGCCCCTACAGCAGCAGTATACTGTGCTTGCCATACGGGTAAAGTATTCCAGTCTTTATTAAACATAGTTGCTTCCATCATGCAACCATAAAAGATAGCATCATAGCAATACTCTGTAAAATAATTTGAGGTTGTTACGCTTGTCCCTGTAGCAGAAGCAAGGGCCAGTGGTTGAGATGCTGTTTGTATTTCAGCCGTAATTACTGAGACTGGTGTGGGTACAATTTTAATTGTTGAATTATTCTTACGTGTATAATATCGTGGTGTGCCTGTAGATGCACTAACAGGCCAATAATCATTTACATATTCTACAGTACGAGGTAGTAAATTAGTTACACTCGTTCCACTGCTTGTTTTAAAGTTAATGTTTCTAACAAGCCTAACACGATCATTAAGAGTAATAGCACTAGCATTACCAGATGAAACAGATACAGTAGTATACTCATCCAGTCCAAAATCATCTAGCTCTTTTACCAGACGAAACTCAGCCTTCTGGATAAACTTAGGAACTTGGTTAGAAAACTCAGTCCCATCATTCTCAGAAGTATTAATGATGTCTGTTTTAAGATCGCTATAGTTAGGCATGTTAGCCTACATACAGAGTAATTGTTGGGGCCATAGCTGCTGCACCAGAAGTAGAGAGACTTACAATACCATGCACAGCAACGCCCATGTCACCAATGTAAGCATCGTTAGAATCCGTAGCACCTACCCTGTAGCGAAGAGCATTACCCTTGGCAGTCTTGTTAGTAATCTGTTTACTACCTGAAATAGCAATGTCACCTACAATAGTAGAATAAGCATGTACAGCAATTATACGAGTGGTTGTAGGGGTAGGATTATCACTACCACCTTCAGAACCCAATGTAACAGTAGGAGCATCCACATAACGAAACCCAGTTATGATAGCTCCATCACTACTTACATTGTGTGCGACTTTTATATTAGATGCCATAATATCTCCTTTGGAAGAATGGGAGAGTAGCGTTAACTACTCCCCCACTTTCACCATTAGGTTCCAGCACTTCCGAAGAAGCCACGCCAGTCAGAAACACCAAAGCTGTAACGCTCCCGTGCCTTAAAGCGCAGGTTGCCAGTATCAAAGTCAGGCTCCATCTTCGTTTGAAGCGGAGAACGGACAAACATTTTCGTACCATTAGGAACATCAGTCTTAATGAAATACGCATTGGTATCCGTAAAGCGACGATTGATAAAGTAACCTTCAGGAAGCATACCCATGCTTCGGGTTACGTTGATTGCGTTTGTATTCGGGTTAGCCGAAGCAGCACTCGTTTGAGTGTTACCAGGACTGGACAGAATACGACCAGCAATCGCCCATGAGTCAACAGGTACGTGCAACGACACCGCACTTGCACCAATGAGAATACCACGATCATCCGCAAGTTTTTGGATGCTCGTAAGCGCAGTCTCAAGAGTAGCTTCTGTTAGGTCAGCAGCCGCAAGAAGGTTGGACTGATTACCATCAGAAATCGTGGGGTGTGCAGCAGAGAAGAACGCCGCTCCATCACCAATAGTATCAGAGAAACCATTGTTGAATAGATTGGCAGCTTTCACTTGCTTGGTATTCGCCATCGCACGGGCAAGACCCCTAGCACGAATTTTAGCAAACGTGTCATAGAGATTGTCTTCCATTGCTTCTTCAGTTACAGCAAAGGCAAGAGCAACCGTCTCGTGTGAGTAACGAGCCGTGTAGCTTTCTTGCGCTCCGTCATAACTAACAGCAGCACCTTCGCCCTTTGTCGGGGCAGTACCAAATCCAGTGAAAAGCACTTCTTCTTCAAAAGCACGATCTGAATTTTCTACATCATAGAGAGATTCGTGTTCGTTGTTAACCTCTCCATACTCCATTCCGAAAACGGCATTAAGGCCAGGAAGGAGTTGTTTGCTAATACTAGCTCTATTAATAGCCATAATAAATCCTCCCTATTAAGCCGTTGATGCCGTAGCCGTTACAAAACGGTCACGGTGATGGTTGAGCCATACTTCTACAATTGGAAATGCATCAGAATCCTTTTCATCAGGGAACTGAGCTTTACCAACTACACGAACAGCAGCCGCTGCTTCCGTACCAGACGCACCGTCTAGATAGTAGCTGGACTGACCTGTAGTCGTGCTGCCAGAGGAGGCAGTAGAACTAACAGTTACATTATAGTTTTTAACAGGAAGCAACTCTGCCACTGAAAGTGAAAGAGAGGCTTGAATGTAATACGTCTGATCAGGATCAGTGATTACAAAGAACTTAACGTCCGTGGCACTTGTCCCTCCAGGCCAATACCTGGAAAACTTCTGCTCTCCGTTCTCAACATATTGGCAACCCATGAATACGCCTGACGGCTTGAGAGTTGCTGCAATGTAGGGGCTAATTGTAGCAAAGTTAGCACCTGGAAGAACGACAGGATCACCCGTGAAAATACTGTTCGTAGGAGAACCAGCCATTCCAGTAGAAGTTAACGCAATCGTATCAGTAACAGCTTCATTATTGTAAGCTCCACCTTTTTTGCGTGCGGGAATGAAACCACGAAATGCTTTAGTAGTAGACATGTTTCATCTCCTTAGTTATAGAAGTCAGTCCTGAAAAGAGGGCTGTCTTCCCTTTGTTGTAACAGAACGACTAGAATTAGTTACAGGCATATTTGCTAGACGAGAATCAGAATTATTCATAAGCTGCATGTTAACAGCATCCATCATATCGTTAGCTTTATTTTCATAGTACTTATTCCTAGCCGCAGCTTTTTTGGCTGGCATTTTAGCTAGAGCAAGATCAGCCCTATTTACTGTGCCTTCATACCGTCCACCCTCTCTCACGAAAGAGGTAGTAGCCAATTCAGGTACTTCTTCAGGAGAAACAAACACCCAGCCTTCTTGCTGACGTTTGCCTACGTTTGTGTAGTCATCTTGGCCGTTAAAGGAGACCCGTATCCAACGTAAAGTCAAACCCTCTGATGCGAAGCGTTCTTTAACAACTTCAGGAATTTCAAGAGCGTTTGGCTCTTCAAACGACCATTCTTCTTCTCGTTCTAAATTTTCTCTTTGGTTACTAGTACGTGATTCATTTCGTGTCATGTTTATCTCCCACGCTTATATTATGTTGGTGTACTCACCGTCAGCAGTCGTTACTTTTAACTTCTCTGCGGCGTACTGTTCAAGAGGTATCCCCCATTTGTTCGCAAGTCTTACGTCTTCTTTAGAAAGTTTAACTTTTGAACGAGAGTTCTGAGACGAGCGTGAAGCCCCAGAGACCACTTGAGAAGGTTGTGACGTGTTTTCCTCCACACGGACTGAAGAACCTCCAAAAGCTTTTTCCAAGCGTCTGTCAATTTCTTCGTAAAATTCATTATCATTTGGATCATATCCTTCTGATTTGAGTTCTGCATCAAGAGCTAATGCAGCAGCAGTTTTAATTGTATCGTCACCAAACCAATCATTTTTCTCTGCCCACTCTTGGGCTTTAACATCAACAGCAGTAGGTTGAGATTGCTGTTGTACTTGTGGTTCTGGTTGTACTTCTTGTGCTTCAAGTTCTTGCTGCTGCTTTGCTGCATTTACTTTCATGCGTTGAAGCATCTTTAAATCTGCTTGTGCATTATTTAATGTTTCTTGTGCCTCTAATACTTTTTCTTTTTCACCATTTTCAAAAGCTTCAAGGTAAGCTTCTTTAGCCATCTTAATAGTTTTTTCTAATGATTGTTCATTAGCATTTAAACTATTGCTGGTAATAGAAACAACTTCTTTATCTTTCTTACTCAAGTTATTTTTAAGTTCTTCGTTCTGAGCAAGAAGAGTTTGAATGGTTTCTTCTCGTTCTTTCCTTTGACGAACTAGCTGACGTATTCTTTTCTCAGCACCTTTTGTTTCTATACCCTCTAACTCTTTAGGAGTTTCTTCTTCTTCAACTTGAGGCTCTTCTACTTTAGGCTCCTCTGGTTGAGGTTCTTGTTTCTCCTCTACTTCTTCTTCTTCTTCAAGTTCAAACTCTATTTGTTCTTGTTCTTCGGGTTTAGCAGAAACATCTACTTCTGCCCAACCATCATTCTCATTATTCATTACTTTTCTCCGTTGCTAACGACACAAACGTATTTTACGTTATACTACTATTATACCATAAAAATGTTGTTTTCCCAAATCATGCAGACCCTTTTGTTAAATTAAATGTAGGATCAAGGTCTTTAGGGTCTTCTACTCTCATAACAATTTGATCATCAAAGAGAAGAATTAAACGAACACCTTTATAAAACATCTTGGTGCCAGTGTGTTTACCGTAGCATACATAGTCTCCTACTTCGCACCAAGGACCATTAGGAAACTTATCTTTTTCAGCGTATGCTAGATCACCTAGAGCAATAACTTTTCCTACCGTAGTAAGATAAGACATATCTTCTTTAGTTGAGTCTGGAATAAATATTCCACCTTTAGTTTGACTCTTAACAGATATAGGACGAACTAGGACATGATATCCTGGTAGTTCTGGTAGTGGAGAGGGATCAGGAGCCTCTTCTACATCTGTAATCCATAAATCATTTTTAACCGCCCCACCCATAGCTACTTGTCGCATTTATTTAGTCATCCTCCATATGTAATCGCTTTTTAACGATATCTCTTAAATTATCCCTAGCCCATTCGATACCGTGAATTGAGCCAACTATTTGTCTGTAGTGACAAAAATCTTCTGCAATACCTGCACCAAGAGTAGCTCTTAGTCTTTCTATCTCTTGATTAAACTCTGCCCCGATTTCATCCCAGATTTCCATTACTTACTTTTTTTGGAATCTGAAATTTTCCAAGAGCTTTCGTCCCACTTATTAAGTGCGCTACGAATATTACGACCACCCGTAATGTCTTGTGCATAGGGATCACCAAAACTTTTATCAGTGTCCTTTACATGAGACGGATAACCTTTACCCTTCTGCATCATTTTTCATCTCCTTAAATTGACTGTCTGCTAGTTTAATTAAATTCTCAAGAGCAACTTGATCCATCTCTTTGTCATCGTCTTGTTGTTTCTTTAACATATCAACAAGAACTTTAACATACTCTTTTTTATCTGCTAGATCAAGTTTACCTTCTTCTATCTGTAGTTTAGTTTGAAGTTCAGCTTCTTTAATCGCTTCTTTAGATACTCTATTCTCTTCAGCTTGATCTTCTCTAGACTTAGATTGTGCCGTAGATTTAAGCATGTCTATAATCTGACCAGTTTCTTTCATCTCAAGTTCTTTATTCTTTAACTCAAGTTCTGCTGCATCAGATGCTGTCTGTGCTTGTATTTTGGCTTGCTCAAGCTGTACCTTTTGTTGTTCAAGAGCAACAAGCTGTTGTTCTGGTGACTGTGCCTGACCAGCAGCCATGTTAGCGTTCATAACCTGCTGTGCTGCTTGAGCCAGTGCCATCTCTGTAGCAGCAGGTGTAACCTGAGAAGGATCAACCTGTTGAAGCATTTGTTGTGCTACACCATTCATCTGCTCTTGATATTTCATTACAGAGTGTTCTTGCACATTGGCTTGAAGAATAGGAGCAATACGTTGCATAATAGGATTACCACCATTAGCAGGGTCTTGCATATAGGCCATCTTTACTTGTATATGGGCATCATGGTTCTGACCAGCAAAGGCAGCAATGGGCATACCTTTTGTTGCTGCCATTATATCAGAGACAGGATCAAGTGGCTGTGCTGTAATCTTTGGTGGAATGATGTCATCTACGTTTGGCATATTTGTAGCATTAAGAATTGTACGATTAAGTTCTTCCATATTAAACATACCAGGAGGAGACTGCTGTGCCATTTGCAGCACCATGTTTGCAAGCATCATACGGTGTGCATTGCTGGGTATGTTAGGATCAGATACAGGAACAATATCTACACGACCATCAAAGTCAGCCTTGAAGATACTACGACTTTCAAATGGTACGTCATATGGATACTCACCTGGAAGATAGTCATAGTCAATCCTAGCAAGGATTCTAAATTCATCTCGCTGTGATTTATGTAGTCGTTTATGAATAGCACTAAAGAATTTACTTGATGCTTCTAGCAGGGCCATTGTTGTTCCAACGGGTCCATAGGAGGCAGCATCAGAAATAACTTGTTCTGTGCTATCCGCAAACTTCTGACCAGCAGCAGTTACGAAATTCAACATCTGGAATAGAACAGAGGAAGGCTCTTTATAAGGAAGGGGAATAATAGCCTTTGATAAATCTACACCAGTTGCCTCAACCTCCTTGAACTCGCCAGGAGATATAGGTTCATTGTCGCCAACAACCCGTAGCCCCTTTGCCTTAAACCCTCCAGGTAAGTTTGCAAATTGCCCTGCATCTATTAATGATCTCATTGCGGCAGTGGCACTCATAGTCAAATTACCCAAGAAGTGGATAAGGCCAAGTCCGTAGAACCCAAAACCAGGAACAAATCTATAATGCACAAAGTGGCTTATCTTCTCTTTGTTCTTGTCATCTTGTTTATAGTTTCTACGAATACTCAAAACTTTTCTAGAGTCTTTCTCTATTGTAACAATATACGGACAAGACTCTTCTTCTTCAATATCTAAGAAGCAGTGTTGTTCAAGAAGAACGTATTGTGGATCGTTATCATAGTCAGGAGACAATCCAATAATTGTATCCATCTTTTCACTAAAGCCCGTGACAGGATTAGTGGATGGTGTAACTAGTTCTGTATCTAGGTAGATACCAGCTTTGATATCTTTTTGTAACTCTACAGGGCTACGATAGATTACATGTGTATAGCGTTCTGCATTGGATAGATCAGACGCATAATAAGATACATAGAACTGATCAATAGGAATAAACTCTGAACGTGGACGCTTAACAGTAGCATCATAGTACATTTTCTTAAAGGCAGACCCAATCAGTGGCAGATGAAACAACATCCGCTCAAACTCTTCAAAGTATTCAGGCATCTGCTCCGTAAGCTGATAGTTCATAAAGTTCTGAACTCTGTTGGCTTGTTGTTCTTTCTCTGTAGTTGAGTCACCTAGTATTTGTGCTTTGATGGGACCATTAGAGGGAAACAGTTCATTAGATGCTTTGGATTGAAACTTAACAGCAGACTCAATCAGTAGTGGATGAACTGCTGTACATGCACCCTCAAATGGTTCCGTACCTTGTTGTAGTTTAAGACCTAGAAGTTCAAAGCCCCTTTCAAACATAGCTTCCCACTCAGAACGGGAATCTTTATCAGCCTCATAGTTTTCAAGAACAGTTTCTGCAATCTCCTCTAGTTCTTCGTCGTCCATATCTTCAGCCATGTTGCCATACCATTCAGCAACGGCTTCATCTGCTTCCATCTCTGTAGCACCAGAAAAATCTACAATGACACCACCATCATCTGCTACTTCAAATGTAGCAGGTATATCATTATCTTCCTGGTTGATAGGCACTACTTCAGCACCTTCTTTTGGAATCATATCATATGGATTTTTTTCTGTTGCCATTATACTAATGTCCTCAAACCAGTTTGATTTTGATTTAGAAGATAGGAATCAGGACCATATATATTTGTTATTGTTTGTATTTCTGAAGGAGTTAATGTAGCAGTTGAAATTTCAGGAAAGTATGGCTTATCCTCTTCTTCTTCTTTTTCTTCTTCTTCTTTAGGTTTTGTAGCTTCTTTTCTTTTCTTTGTTATAGTAGGTTCATTACCAAAATTATCTGCACCTACGAACATATCTGGTGCTGTTAAGTCACCAGATTCTGTTAACGCAAAAGTTCCATAGGGCGTATCTACATTTCCAACAATTCTACTATCT